ATTTTAAGGTTTTAATTATATCCTAATAATATTCTAAATTTTGAGCGACTGTTTGTTATATATATTCAGAGCGAAGCTCAGAAATTGAGAACAGCTCAAACTAAATGCAAACAAATTAAAATCAAAGAACAAATGCAAAACATCAGAATCTGCTTAGTAGGAGCGCAAGGCACAGGCAAGACAACTGTGCTCAATATATTCAAAGATGCTCAGTACCCCGTAATCACCGAAGTCGTTAGAAACCTGATGAAATCCAAAGGTATCAAGATTAATCAGGATGGTGACGAAGAGACCCAATCAATGATTTTCAATGAATACGCAAAGGTACTTAGCGAAACTCCTAAGTACGTTTCAGACCGAGGATTGTTTGATGTTGTATCTTATAGCCTCGCAGCCTTAATTGATAAAAAAATATCAGAGGACTTCTATGTAGAGCAAGTCAATCAGCTCGAAAAGTTCATCGAAGAGAATCCGGATATTGTATATATATACTTCCCGATTGAGTTCCCGGTAGTTGATGACGGAGTTCGTTCGACTGATGAAGATTATCGCAAAGCAATCGATAAATGTATCCAAAAACATCTGGAGTTGATGAAGGTGAGCTATTTAACGGTTCATGGCACTCCTTCCGAGCGATTTTGCCAGATTCTCGAATACGTAAGTCCTGACTTGGTATAAAACATCTTCAAAAACATGATTTTCCTGCGATTTAACAGCGTTTTATAATGAGACTGATAATTTATATATCTCAATCCAAAAGCGCGTGTTAGATCGCATTAAAACGCAATCAAAACAAATCAAATATGGACAAACTAAATTTATGCATCGAACCGGGCCAAAAAGTATTCTTTACATCGGATACTCATTTTGGTCATAAAAACATATTAAGGTTCTGCCAACGCCCATGGGAAGATATTAAATCTCATAACGAGGGCCTCATCGAGCTGTGGAACTCGGTTGTAGGTGACGATGATATTATATTTCATCTTGGCGATGTTTGTTGGTTTAACGCGCGTCATGACACATTAAAACTAATCAAGAAACTCAAGGGTCAAATATATATAGTACCCGGCAACCACGATACGATTCAACAATTTGAGCTCTGTAAGGACCTTCCTAATTTTCATCTGCTCAGTGATGTATGTACAGTCTATCTTCGAGATGTATATATTCAGCACCCTATCGAACTCGTACTGAGCCATTATCCACTGATGACATGGTCACACAGGGACCACAAGGCTCTACAATTCTTCGGTCATATTCATTCAGGACCTCGCAGTACTTGTAAATTCGATTGCGACCTCCCGCTGTTTTCATATCAGTATGATGTGGGTTGTGATAATAATGATTACAAACCTATCGAGATTCGAGAATTATGTGATAAACTTGATTGGCCATATAAGGACCCGATGGTTCTTAGAGAGCAATAAAAAAAGGAACCATAGGGTTCCTTTTTTAGTATATTATATCATTTACATTATACGTAAGCCATAACACCCATCGATTCTTGCAAAGCATTTTATAACTCCCCGCAAATCCTTTAAGCGGCGCAGACACACGACCTCTACAAAGGTATATGCCATGATCGCTCGTGCTCGGCCCAATAACTATATTTTGTAAGGAAGACCATGCATTCCTATCAAGGCCGAGTATCTTATGAATATCTTGAAGTCTGTATTGTTCAGTTTCTTCGTCGGTCGCAGTTCTATAATATAAGTCGTCGATATCATTTATCTCCGAGATTGGAGCAAGCTGTCGTACTCTGTCTAACATATCTCCTGTGGGGTAATGAAGATATAGAATATTAATACCCTTAAACGTCGACGACTTATCAATAGTAAGTTTGTTTATATCACTAAACTTAATCTTGCGATTGTAACCAATGCCTTCTATATGAGAATTTTTTATTTCAACTACGGATCTTGCCCAGTATGTATAAATAGTGAAGTCCATGCATTTAATGTTGCAATTCTTTATAACAATTTTTGACATGTTCTTAGGTACATTAATCACTGCATCACCCGAGGTCTCTAAATTAAGTCCATCGAGTATGTGGGGTTCGAGAAATAAACAATTCTTAGTCTCAATGCGGATTGATTTGACCGGGAGGTCGCTTGGGAGGGCCGCTGTGAGTCTAAGTTGTGCCCATTGCGCACCGGGCATTATCACAAGCACATCTCCGTCGCGTGAGCCCTTAATAGGATGATCATCTCCTACCGCTGAGCCTACGTATTGCGCAACCATATTAGCGAGATAGTCATAGTTATCTCCTGAGTATACATCAACGTCATCGTCAAATATAGATTCCAATAGTCTCATATTCTTGCATCGGGGCTGGTAAACATTTGCCAACCATTTTTTAAGTCGTTTAATGAATTTACACCCCAGTCATATTGTCCGCGATTTCGGTCTTTTTCGAGGCGAAGTGCTGAGTGTGAACTTACTAATGCGTCGGTGAACTTTATGCTATTGAGGTTTTTGAAACGCGCACCACCGAGGATATTCTGTTGTATATCTTTAATATAGTCGAAATTCGCATCGATATCTTTAAGGGCAAGGGAAGTCCATGCAAAATCAAAATTACCTCTATACGGTGTATACATTCCCCAGTCCCTCAGACGGTTTGTTACAGAATCGGGAACTCCAACAAGCCATAGGCACCCAACAGAATCAAAATTGCAACTACGAAGTGACGCGAGACTCTTGAAATTTTTTAATTCAAGTGAGCGAGACATGATTGTAACCTTAGACAATGTGAGCTTAGAATCTTGCGCATCGATTTTAACAGCACCATTACTTGCACGCAATATGCAATTTTTTATAGTGCGCGTATGGAGCTCCAATACAGCATCGCATTCGATACTATATCCATCAAGAATATCAGCCGCTATGGTTGTACTGGGCAAAAATTTAACCTTACTCACGCCGGTGTCCTTCATAAATTCATTGAAGTGACTAATAAATATAGGCGCATTGGTTATGACCAGGGTATCACCCACGAGCTCGTATTTCATAGGCCGGCGGCTATCAAATTGTGGTGATTTCATCAACCACTTATCAACAGCTTGCTGTATGGTTATATTTTTGTCAAAGTCAGTATCATCGTCGAATATTGATTCTAACAGTCTCATCATGTAAAAACGTATTTATAGTTAGATTTAACCATCCACCAACCATTATTAAGGTGCCTAAAATCTATTTCGAAGTCCGGAACATTTGGACTTTTTTCGAAGACTAATTTCCAGTACTTGTTTTGGTTTCGGTGCATTATGACTACCCGTTTTAGGTTTTTCATTCTTATATAGAGTTGGTCTTGTAGGTCTTTTACATAATCAAAATCAAGATTAATATTTTCTTGAAAACTGAATCCATTAGACCAGAACTTCTCATCACTACCTGTATTGAGCTTCGAATAAAATACATTGCTATAACGAACCTCGGGCATACCATTCAAGCATCTCCATCCGTAGCGGATATGCTTGGTTAGCCACAGTGGCGGAGTTTCAATACGAAATTCAGTGATTCTATTGAAGTTATTACCACCTTTATTGAAGAAACGTTTAATATGAATTAGACCAAAAGAATCTATATCGAACATAGTTTTTCGGACTGAGATATTATCCCATTCCGGGTCGAGCTTGAGGTGTCTCATATTTAAGAATGTACAACCATCCACAGACTTAGTCTTTATGATAATCTCGTTCTCATTATCTCCGCTGATAGCAACTGATTCAAGACTATCACATGCGAGTTCCACGGAACCATGAATTGCAATCTCGGTTACACCAATCGCTCTCATAAATTGGTCAAATTGATCGATACGTACATAAGGGTCTCGGTTGGGTACGGTTATATGTAAGATATTACTTACCCATTCCCAACTAACATCTTTTTGCCATTTTGAGGCAACATATTTATTTATAACTTCCTGAACAACTGCTTCCTTTTCGAAATCAGTATCGTCATCAAATATAGATTCTAATAGTCTCATAATGTCATTTATTCATCATTCATTTGCACCTCATCGAGATAGCGTTTTGATATATAGCCTTTCCATCCGAGGTGAAGTTTGATGGCGAATTTTGCCACCCGAGATTTCGGATTGCATCCTTTGGTATAAACCACTACATTGCTCGATTTTGGCGGACGCACTACAATCTTCTGACATGCTGGCCATGTCCTTTCAAATCTTACAAACGGACTGAAATGAGATATTGGTGTGCGACCCGATCTGTCAAGGTCTGTTGTGCGCTTTGCAAATTCCTTCAGGACGTATGTAGGACTGGCTTTTTCGTATTCGCGCTCTGCGGGTTCGAAAATGTCATTAATGAGGAACTTGTTTGCATCACGAACACAGTCGAAATAAACAAATTCAGCGTGCCTGAATGTGCATTCGGTGGCCTTTACCTCGTCATATTTAGACATTATAATACCATTGGGCTTTGTAAGCTCTACGTTTATATTGTGGAGCGACATTGAGGTTGCACCTTGGCCTGGATTTTCGCCACCCTCTCCCTGGAATATAAGATATAAACACTTTATATTCATATTTGTAAGGCTATCGTGACTGAACATGCCTGAATTAACGATTACGGGTCCTGGTGTTTCTATATCGATATCTCTGAAATTTGCAGCACCTTTAACACTTACTTTGTCTATACCTCCGCGGAATACTATTTTCTTGATTCCATATTTGCGATCAGGGCATTTAGTGAGGGTGATATTATATACAGGCTCATCGGAGTCTATATATAAAGTACTTCCCTCGATACTACATGTGACTTTTTGTCGCGAACTTCCTATTAACGACAGTAGTTCATCATTGTAATTAATAGCATCGATATCGGCATCGAAAATCCCTTCAAGTATAGATATTAAGTGTCTCATTCATACATAGATTTTTCTTCATATATATAATAGACTACGCGGGCCTTCCAACCACCCCATAAGTCAACCATATATTTGGCCGCGGTGGCTCGGGGGTAAGTTTTACACAGCACATAACCACCTTCATTTTTGGTATTTGGAGGGCAGGTGACGATTCTGTCAAGATCTGGCCATGATTCTTTTTTGAGCCCTAAGGTTTTCCAAATATCCACTCTATAGTACTCAAGGAGTTCCTCTTCAGTCGATTCGCGTCCTAAGAGTTCACTTATGCGCTTGTCACTAATTTTACCAAAGCCGCATTTTTCAAATCGCGTAAGTAATGGTTTTCCCGCGAATCTAAAGTCTGCAAATACCACGTTCTTAAATGAGCATTTAGCATCGTGGGTGAAGCTTTTGAGGTTAGGCATCGATATTCCATTAGGCTGCAGGTATTCAATATGTACGTTTGAGAATTTAAGTTTCGATCTCGTGCCTGAGACCGAAAAATTCTTACACTCAAGATCAAAGTTTGATATTGTACAATCAGGCTGCGATACCACGAGATTGACTGTACCGGGGGTTTTTATGCTTATATCGTTCGCTAAGTCGTCACCGTAGATGAGAACATCATAACACCCGTCTTCAAATACAATCTTTTTTATACCGAGTTCGGCTTTGGGTTTATCATACATGCGAGCACACCATGATGTTCGTGTCGAGTATGCGCTTATGTATAGAGTATCGCCTTCGATTCGGCCGTGTGGTTTGGGGTCTTCACGTAGGGCTGTGAGTTTGCATATATAATCCGCAACTTGGTCACCTATATCAATATCTGTATCGTCATCGAAAATGCCTTCGAATATACTTTGTAATGGTTTCATCGTACTGCGTAACCTTGTCCCGAATTGATTGGTCGAGCTAAGTCAGCGAAGACACATCTCGGGTCTGTGGTTGTATATTTTAGAGTTTCTTTGATAGCATCATCATGGTCCAAATAACGGTTATAGAGCTTTATATTCGTGACTGAAAGAGGCCAGGGATGTATTTGTACAGGCTGTTCGGTTTCGAGGTTATAATCGTTGTTATATGCGCTTGTAAGCTCTGCTACAGGTCTGTCTATATCGAACCAAAAGTGCTCGGGTTTGAGAATGTACACGGGCATATCCGTGCGGTGTATATGCTTATAAACTGATAGTTCTTTAGTGAACGTTGATCGATTCCATCTGAAAATGACAAGATATGCTGAGAACGGCAAGAGAGTCGCTTCTAAATCTTCAACTTTCAGTATAAATTGACCATCGCTATAGTCAACCACGAAATCGATAGGGCCAAATTCGGCAATATTCTTGCTAATTGAGCCCTCAAGAGTTCCACCGGTTTCAATGAGCATTGAAATGGTGCCACAATCTCCACACATACCTTTTTGATAGGTAATGCATCCGTTCTCATTCTTAAATTTATAGATATTACGTGCTACAATATTGTTATTGTGACAGTATATCTTGTCAAGTACAGACGCATCGTCTTTTGTGTATTGTTTACGAATTGCGTCTTCCATAAATATATTATACAAATTTGTTGCGGCGAATTTGGGCTGTTCGACTTGGTCAAAGCCGGATTCGCGCTCCTGTTCAATGCCCTCAAGCTCGCCAAACGTATTCTGATAGTTCTTTACAATGAAATCATCAATGATTGCATCGAAGCCATCAGTAAGTACATTCGTTGAGTCCTGGTATTTTACTAATGCGAGCTTCCAGGTCGTTGAGCGCCACATTAGGCCCTCGTTTTTTTCATCATAAGCCGCATTAACTTCCCACATACGTTTCATAAGAGGTATATAAAGGAAGTCGCGTGCTTTGGGGATGGCAGTATCACCAAACGCATTAGCAAATTGTGTTTTACTTAGTTCGGTTTCCCAATCTATTTCCCATTCGAAGTCCATTTCGGTGAGTTGCGGGTTCGATGAAGGCATTTGGCCGTCTTGAACCATAAGCTTTAACTGCTTGCAATCCACCACGTTATGCATTACAAACTCCTTAAATGTGAAGTCTGATGATGATTTATCGGGGTCGCAACGGAAGTAATAAACAGGGATACCAAACATACATATAACCATATCAGCAAGTTGTTGTTGTAGTAACAAAGCACAATCAAGACCTGCATACGGTTGAAAAAGGTTTGGATTGTCGCATGGATTATCGCAGAACCCTTGTGGCATCATGCATACGTTATAGCATGTTGTAGTAACGCCATTAATTTTGAGTTCGCCAATACCTCCAGTGACTAATATACGTAAATAAAAATCAGATTCGACGTTTGCAGCAAGTATAAGATACTGAGAATATTCCACCCAGTTCGTCCAACATGCTCCATCCGTAGACCATGAGTACATGTAAGTAGAAGTCATATCATTTCCTTGCAAGTCTGTAATAGACAGCGGGAAGAAATGTATGGCTTCCTTGAGTGTGAGTATTCTTGTTATTCCGCAGGTCATCTCCAGGTGATTTTAATTTCGTCGGTTTCTTCTTTTATATCAGCTTTTTTAAGTTTTCTACTAATCTCATTCTTGAATGACTGGAGCTGTTTCATAAGTTTTTCTCCACGAGGAGGGTCTGTTTCGAGGTAATCTCGAATCGTTGAGATACCTATGAGTATACCTTGCGAAGGTTCTAATGATTTGACAGTGACTATATAGAACTTTGACCACGCCTCAAAGTGTTTACTACCAATATCGTCAATTATATGCAAGTATTCGTAATACGGATTATTACGCAGGCACCACTCATTCTCTTCGTCAAAAGGATAATCTTTCAGTTCCTTTTCGACAATTTCAAGGTAATGGCAGACCTGTTGAAAAGCCGCGCCAGCTTTTGTTACGCGCTCCTTGAAGTATTCTTTGGCTTTTTCATAGCCGGGCGCCATTGATTTGAGTATTATATTTGACTTGAGATTCTCATTATGAGTCTTATATATTTGCCCAATTCGACCTATATTGAAATTTTTGAAGTCATGTGTTTCGATTGGATCTGCCGCAAGAGTGATGGGCTCATCATCAAAAATACCTTCGAATATATTACTTAATTGTTTCATACTTTCCAATTTACCTCAACACAGTGCTCCTCAACTGTGGCTGTGCATATTTTTTTGAATTTTTTATTGATTTCGTCCGCAAATCTTACAAACTCATCTTGCGACACGAGTTCGAAATTGCGCTTGGTGACGTAAAATTCAGATATATCGGGACCTTGCAAGCCATGATTCACAACGATCTTTTCCCAGTGCTTGAATGTTTTTAGCCCGAGCTTATCAATCTCAACGACTACAGGATAAGTCTTGTTCAGGGTCTTCATTTTATCTAATACCTTTTCGCGTTTGATGTTGGTATCATTTGTATCAAATGCAAACTCAAGGTCCTTCATAGCGTCAATGAAGCTGCGAGTCTGATTGTTCGGGCTTTGTTTACCCATCAGTTCTGATGTTTTCTCGCGGAATGGTTTTGCTATAATGCTAAGGATATATATTTTATACAGGTCATTATAGCGCTCCGCAATGTCACTAAAGCATCGCTGCATACCATCATTTGCCATGTCTACAATTTCAATTGGACTTGCAGCAATCTCTATATCGTCATCGAAAATACCTTCGAATATATTACTTAATTGTTTCATATTATTAATTACCTGATTCAGCTGGGCCAGTCAAACTTCTTATAACTGAATTAATATAAGATGCTGCTTGGTCGGGGTTTGTAAAAGTTCTCCATTTAGTCGATGTAGCGTATATAGAGCCATTACCGAGCTTTGGATCGTCAAATGTTATTGCAAATGTTTTTGAAATAGTCTTACCTGTTCCTGAGCAGTGATATGATGCTTTTACAACCACCACCTTACCCAGGTCAGTTACTTCGAATGCATATCCACGACCTCCACCGAGGGCTTGCTGAACGCGCTTACCAAAGCCTGAGCCAGACCATACTCGCCAGTCATATTGGTTTATATAACCAGGACCATGCTCACCGGCACCTGCAATACCTCGACCCGATACACGACTGTCTGCTTCGTTGATAGGAGAAACTATTTTCAGAACGGTTATATCATTCATCTTTTATAACCTTGTGAATTTGAAATAAGTATAGCTACAGCGGTGTGCTCCTTATTAGACTCAATGCCCGCAACAAAGTCGCCATGAATGGGTGATAGTGACGGAATAGTCTTATATATATCTTTGAGTTGACCGTCTGAGAGCGGCGAGTCGAGGGTTATTAAGACTCTGTACTTAATTTTTGGGTCTTTTGCTGAGCCTCTAAAAGGTACATAACCAGCTTTGACGTCGATTCGTGCCTTCTTGTACCATGGGCGATTCTTAAATGCATTATCAATACCCGAAATTATGAATAAATGATTCTTGAGAACACGAATATCTGAACTGGACATTCCTTCATCCGCGCTGTCTACCGATTTCTTCAACGATTTTACAGCAGCATCTATTTGGTCACGAGCAGTCTTTACATCATCACCTTCGAGAGTTGTGAGGTATGTATATAAATCTTTTGCCATGTTCAGGGCTTTTGAATAGGATGCTCGAGGAATGCTCTGTTCGTTAGCGGCTTCTATTGATTTCCAAAATCTACCATTAGGGTCTCGGGGGGTTTTGAGGTCCGTATGGTTAAATTCAGGCAATGCAATCGCCGCTTCTGTTATATATGTTGAAAACTGTTTCATATTAACGTTTGTATATCTATATAATACAAAAAGGATAGCTTCATGCTATCCTTTTTAGAACTTCATTGACGGAGCTTTTATTGACCCAAAACTCGGTATGTTTGAGCTAAACTTGCTCATATCGGGCCCTTTTGATATGTTCTTCACAGAACTCATCGCGCCTTGTATGTCATACTTCTTCATCTCCTCTTCCTGTCGGTCATTTTCTTCCTGAACCTGGTTGTTAAGGGCTTGCATGAATATCTCATATTCCCAAAAAACCATGTTATCAACCTCGGATGGTTGGATGTGAAAGTTTTTAGCAAGTGTAGCCTTCGTTTCGACCATATGATAAAGGTCTATCATAAAAAGCTTTATTATAGCATAATCAAGATCGGAAGGCCCAAGGGGTTCCATGGGCTCCTCCGTCTTATGTGGTTCGATGAGATTATCGAGATCCAAACTTTTTAGCTTTCGTCTCAGTCTTGAACAGAGCTCGAATACCGCTCGGAAATCGAACTGTTGATGTGGCCTCCTGACCACAGTTCGGACAAGTTACGCGAAGTTGCTCTGAGGGGTTGATGGTGATGTTTTTAACAACATCTTCCATGAACTCAAACATCACAATATCCCATGACTTATATTCTTTATGCAAAGATTCAATTTGTCTGTCAAGTACTTGCATGTCGCGTGCGGGTTTATCAAGCATCCAACTCAAGAAACGAATGAAATTTTCATCGAGTTTTTGGTTTTGACGAGCCTTTGCAGTTGCCCAATCGATGATTGCCTGGTCTTTTCCGAGGGTCGGAGTATATAATTTTACGCGTTCGTGGTTAACATCATACTCTTCAGGATCGATTTCCCAGTGGTCTTGCACCCAGTAGTTATCTATTAGCTCGTCATCAGGGAACTCGTAGAATAGGGCATCGGATGTAAGAGTATATAAGATGTCATGGTCACACTCTGAGCACGCATCTTCGAATTTGATTTCGGTTTCGCCTTGTGTGAATGTTGCTTCACGGACTTTAAGAATAAACCAAAAGCGGTCCCATGAATTAATAGATTGCCATCCGCCACGACCAAAGCCGTGGGTATCAATTTTTACAGATGTACGTATAATTTCGTTGAGTACATTGTTTACTTGTTGAGCATTAGTTTCGTCAACGGCGGTCCAGTTTTTAATAGCTGTGACTTGTGCCGGTTTCACATAAAATTCCCATCCAATAGGATAGAAGTTTGAACGGATACCCATCGATGCTCTATCGATTTGGATCCAACCATCGGTAAATGAATTAGCTGCGGCTTCTTTGCGTTTAGCGCGTTCCGATTTAGTGCGCGCATTAAATGCTTTGCGCGATTCATCTTCGTCTGATGTGAGGTCAACTTTACCTGTAAGGATTTCTGTATGTTGAATTTTACCTAAGCCTTTGGGTTGCTCTGTTCCACCAGCATCACCTATCTGGTTTTCCAATTCGTCATAATTTTGCGACATAGAATATTCTTATATATTTCATTTGTTAATATAATCAGATGACATTAAATGTTAACTATTATTTAGATAAAAGAAATCAACAATGGCTCAAAACAAAAATGTTTTCAATCCGGTCAAAGAGGATAAGGATGGTGTGAAGGCAAAACGAGTTATATGGTCTTCCCAGGCGCTCGATTTAGCTATTCAGGGCCTGCTTGAGGGTAAGAGACTTGTAGCTAACCCATTCTATAACAACGAAGTAAAGCTGCTAAAAGCCGACCTAAACTTCCAACGTACTGAAGAGGAGGTAAAGGAATGGAAGCGTTGTCGGAGTGACATATTTTACTTTATAGAAAACTATTGTAAGATTATGACACCAGAGGGTGTGCAGAAGGTGAAGCTTCGTGACTACCAAAATGAATACCTGGAACACCTTCAAAAACATAGACTTAGCATATTTCTTGCACCACGCCAATGCGGTAAAACTGTCACCTCAGGTCTATTTATGTTACACTATATATGTTTTAATGTAGATAAATCGGCACTGGTGACAGGTGACAAGTACAAAACGGCGAAAGAAATTCTGAATAAGGTGAAAGAAATTTATTACGAACTTCCGTATTTCTTGAAGCCTGGTATTTGTAAATGGAATGAGTCTGAGGTAGTGCTTGATAATGGTTGTAGAATGGTCTGCGAAACCACAACCGCCAAAACAGGTATCGGTTTTACATATCACTGCATTCTCGCGGATGAGTTTGCTAAGATTGATGATAGCATTAAAGAGAAATTCTATAGTCACTTGTTCCCGGCTGTCACGGCCGCAAAAGCACGATTCATGATAACCTCAACTCAGAACGGTCGTGAACTGTTTTATAGAATATATACAGCCGCATATCAGCACCTTAATGAATATGGAGCTTTTACGATTGGTTGGGAACGAATCCCCGAATGGAACCCGGATACAAGGTCATGGGAAAAGCGTGACGAAGCATGGCATCAAAAACAGGTGGCGAACTATGGTTCTGAGGAGGCGTTTAATCTGCAGTTCGGCACTGACTTTAATATAGGCGCAAATACACTTGTGTCACAAAAGAAGCTCAATTCTGTAAATGCTATCAGGTTCATTAATAAAGATATATATGGTGTATCACAGCACGATTCGTGGTTTTGGCATCCCGATTTCGACCCAATGGTTGACCTTAAAAAATCTTATATAATTACAACGTGTGACCTTGCTGAGGGTATTAATCAGGACTATACTGTATTCTCTATATTCCGAATGATAGACCATGGCACTGATAATCTTGAATGTATAGGTTATTTCAGAGCCAATACCCTCCACCGTGAACTCTGCGCTCGGTCACTAATGGAACTATATATAAAATATTGTCACCCCGACCACTCACTTATATCATTCGAACGGAATACTTATGGAGAGATATTCTTACGCGACGTCAATGACCTTGCGAGTAAATACTTTCCTCAATGGGAACCGAGTCTATTTGTGAAGTATTATACAGAGAACGGTTCAAAATTTCACTATGGAGTGAAGGTTACATCCGGAAACAAAACTACTAATTGTGTTATATTTAAGGAGTCGTTTGAGCGCGGCAAAACCATTAACGAAGCTGAACAATTCATATTCGAACTTCAAAACTTCAGTGATGATGGCTCAGGACACTATAAGGCATCGTTTGGCCATGATGATATGGTTATGACCGCAGTTCAACTCGAGTTTGTTCGTAAGGAGCTCCAATATAGATTATTAAGAGATGACTTCGAAGCCGGTCATGCAGCGCAAGATGACAATATATGGAACCCATACGATACTTCTAACATGCAACAATATTATATGGATGATGATGTATTTTCATCTAATAGAAAAAGGCTCATGATGTAATATGGCAGAAAAGTCAACAAGGCAAGTAAAGCGCAAAAAAGTGAATCACCAGTATAGAAGCATGCCAAAAACATACAGTTTGCTCAAGGAGATTCGCGAAAATCCGCTATATAAATCAAATATTCAGGTGCGTGACAGACGCTCGAGGAAAATTATAGAAGAGCTCGGAAAGCCAACCCCTCGCAATAAGCTCATTCCCGGCAACTTATATCTCATCGAATACCACTACCCGAAATGGGAAAAGGAACTCGAATATTATGACGCTGACCCTTGCTCAATTGTATTTGGTGATTTCAAAACCAAGGAAGGTGAGCCGCGCGTCCTTGTATTTTCGCTGCATTACTATCCACCTCGTATGCGCTTTCAAATACTCAATAAAGTAATGGAGATTTATAAAGATATATATAAGGATGCATGGAAGCAGGGTCTATCAAAAGAGCTGTCATATTTTCAATATAAGCAATTATTATACGTATTAGCAAAGGCAAAACTTCAGTTTGGGGTGCGCGAATATATACCCAAACTCATAGGTGATTGCATTCTCGTCCCTCCATCGCTATGGCACATTGCTGTATTCTCTGAAGGTCGATTTAAGAAAACTACTCGCGCAGCTATAATGAATTATTGGAAAAATTTTAGAGCAAAAAATTCTTGATGCTTTTCTAAATTTTTGACTGATGCTTGATATATATATTCAGAGCAAAAATAAAAGCTCTGAAATTGAGAATAACTCAAACTATTCAAGAGCAAAATAAAGCTCAGAAAGAGAACATTAAAATTATTAACTATAAAACTAAACAAAAATGAGCAACAAATCTCACAATCTCGAAAGCGTAATCTCAGTTGAAAAGGTAAACGAAAACACCTTCAAACCGATTTACACAAATCCGACTAACGGCAAAAAGCTACCCATCCGCTTTATGATGGCGAACGAGACTATCACCGATTACGATATGGTCTTCGACGAAGCAGAATCAGCTGAAGCATGGGTAAGTACATTGGCAATTGTTTGGGAGGATCCAAGCGGCCAATACGCCGTTGCAGACTCAGAGTTCTAAAAAGTTATCAATATAATACGAGGGTCAATCCGTGAGGATTTAACCCTCTTTTTTATAGTATAACCGTAAATAAAATATTATATAAACATAAATAACGTATATAATACAAAATAAATTTATATTTAATATGAAATCATTTAGTCAATTTTGCAATGAGGCACTTGAATCTAATCGCCGTACTGTAAATGAAGGTAATACTATTTGCAGCCTTGTTCCGGGATACGACCCCGACTCGAATAACAACGAAGAGGTAGCCCATGCAATCGATGCATATATCGAAGCTATTGAGGCTATCAAACCCGCGCAACTCAAAAAAGTAAAAGACTTTGCGGGTTATGATGTAAAAACCCTGAAAGATTATGCAACAGTTTGCGCAGCGGTTACTTCATGGATATGGGGCGTTCAATCACTTGCTGATGATGATGCAGACGAAGCAGAATGCTTCCCCAGTTATGTTCGTTCGATTGTTGACGGCGAGGATTGGATGGGTTATGAAAATACCGTAGAAAACCTTGTTGACGAAGGTGAGCTCAAAACCGTCGAAGACGACGAAGCTGTTGAAGATATGTTGAAAGATGTTTTGGCACATTGGAACGAAATCAGCAAGATCGTCAATCGTAAAGAATGGGCATAATCATAACGACTTTACTATTACAAAAAGATCCTTCGGGATCTTTTTTTTTTGCTAAATTTTTGCCATTCTCATCTATATTTATACATGAAACAAGCACAAGTATACTCAGTATGCTCTAAGGCAGAGCATCTATTAGATACGACTCTCCCAAAATGGACCAAGGAAAAAATGGACGCGGGTCATGAGAGTTGGTATGACTATATGTCTCCGATGTTTGAATACATCAAAGACAGATACCGAGAGGTCTTTAATAAGGCATGGCCGGAAAACATTAAAAATATTAAGGCCTCGAAGGATTATAGCAAACTGAGCGAAATCGAACTCAGAGATATCTGCACGGTAATCGTCGAAATAACTCGTTGGATTGAAAAACAGTTCGATGAAGTAATAAATATCAGTTGGCATGAATATGCTTATTACGAATATATTCAATCTCTCAAAAGCATAGTCAGTGATATTGATGACCCCAATCAGAAAATATTTTATGACCTGTATGAGATGTTTACAACCAATAATTACGGCGGTTACATGGACCTGACTCTTATACGTTCGCTTATAAAAGATACTCTGAGAGATTGGAATGAGATTTGTAAAACACTTATAGGTCAGGAATGGCTTTAATAACTATCTATATATGAATAATTTAACAGTATTAGTGGACGGAGGATTTCTATTAATGTCGCGCGTCTTTTCATTTGAAAAAGGATTCGCAACAAGCAATTCCGCAGCCCAAAAATCAGCAACAGCTGCGCAGTTCAAAGAAACCCTCTCCCAAACAATGACCAAGCTCGTCAACTTATTCCCCGGGTGCGATAATATTGTATTAATGTCCGAGGGAGGTTCATGGAGAAAAAATCTCCCGGTGCCCAAACAGCTCGCCGAAACTACTTATAAAGGACACCGCGAACGCAAGTCCGAGGTTGATTGGGGTGCTATATACAAAGCTTATAACGAATTTGTAGAGAACTGTAAGAACATTGGCATTACTTGTTCTCAACACTCAGCAATCGAGGGCGATGATTGGGCCTGGTATTGGTCAAGACGCCTTAATGCTGAGGGAACAAATTGCATTATTTGGACGTCAGATTGCGACCTCAAGCAGTTAGTTCAAGTAGTTGGTAATGCTTTTACTGCATGGTATAATGATAAGGCAGGGCTTGTGTTGCCTCAGAACTGCGAATGGCCAAGCGATCCGATAGATGCAATGCTAAACCCTCCATTTCAGTCAGCAGTACTCTCGACACTTACTCATCATATTAAGAACTGTCATTACATCAACCCGGACATGATTGTAATTAATAAAGTGCTTTGTGGCGATGCTGGTGATAATATTAAGTCTGTTGTGCGTTACAAAAAAGGCAACAGAACATACAGATTCGCTGAATCAGACTATAAAAAGTTTATCGAAGCGACTGGCATAAGCGATATTAATACATTTAAGACCGATTTTGATGATATTGCAACATCTATATCACACAACCCGAAGTTCGAGCAATATGGCATTACTGCTGAAAATGTGCGCGAAATGCTTGACTATAACTTAAAGCTTGTGTGGTTGAATGAGTCGGTTTTGCCCGATACAGTCACAACGGCAATGGTTCAGTTTGAGTATAATAAGTTTGATGTTTCTACACTCAAACACAATTCAAAGATACTCGCCGGCTCATCTAATAACATTGAAGATATATTTAATAGCATATGATTACAATTGACGAACTGCGAACAGAGATATTTGCTAACGGATATCTATATAAGGCGAATGAAAGCGATATTCTTTTTGAAAATGGTATCTACCAACTAAACAGTCACGCCATGGCGGTGCTTACTATGATGTACTGCAGGGAGACTTTTGGGCCTGCAGATAGCTTTCAGGTTCGATATAAACACGGCTCAGACCAATTTGATATTTGGGCGATTGAAAGAGATTTTGGCCGAGAGTATTCGTTTGCAACATCCGAGCTCATAGCGCAACTTGACCAACCAGCGATTTTTATTAAAGATTCTGCTCAGCTCCGGGCTACTCAAATTAATGAAACCCTCTAAATAGCGTGCAAGATTGATATATTATTATATCATGAATACACCGAAATTAGAATCATTAAATACGGGCTCCAAACGAGGTTCGTTGTATATTAAAAAAAACTTTCCGGAATTTTATGACTCTATCATAAAGGATGGTCAGAGATTCCCGGAAAGTTTATATTTATACTATCATGGAGAGCCAAAGCCATGTCCCTGTGGTAACCGGCCACAATTTATATCATTCACAAAAGGATATACTAAATATTGTAGCCCGAAATGCGCTAATTCCAACCCCGACAAAAAAGAAGAAGCAAAGAAAACGTGGAAAGAACGATACGGTGGTGTGGGGTTTGCAAGCGCGGAACAGCTCAATAAAGCCACCCAGACTCAAATAAAAAGGTATGGTGAAAATTACAGGCAAAAACAGGTAGATGTGCGCAAGCAAACAAACCTCAAAAAATATGGTTATGAACATGGATTATCATCGCCTGAGATTCGCGATAAAATAAAACATACTTGTTTAGAAAGATATGGTGTTGATACAGTCATGAAGCTTCCTGAGCATCAAGAAAAATGCTCTGAATCTATACTGAAGAAGTATGGGGTAACTAATGCCATGCACTCAGATGAAATCAGGGAGAGATTGGCGCGCACCTGTTTAGAAAGATATGGTGTGCGGTATCCGTTTCAGTCTCCTGAGATTCAAAAGAAATGCGCACATCATGATACTTATATTGAACAATTTGTTGAAGATATTTTAACAAAGTATAACGTTAAGTATATAAAAGAATGTGAAACCGTCATACCTCCTTCACGACCTGACTTTTACCTTCCTGATTATAATATGACCATTGAATGCAATGGGACTTATTGGCATAGTGACAAGTGCAAACCATCAACTCATCACAAATCTCGGTTTATTAAATGCGAGGCGCTTGGTATTCAACAGATTACCATATGGCAGGATCAGATAGACCGCATACCTGACATAGTCGAATCCGTGCTGTTATCAAAACTCAATATATATAAAAGAAAAATGGGTGCAAGACAGTGTACAATTCGTGAGATAAATTCAAAGGATTGCAATACATTTCTTAATGAAAATCATATACAGGGCTCAACGAGCGCAGGTGTACACTACGGTGCTTTTTATAAAAACGAACTCGTAGGAGTTATGACATTCGTTAAGGGTCGCGGGTGTCAAGGCAATAATAAGGATTGGGAGCTTAATAGGTTTTGTACCAAAACCCACACATGTGTACATGGTCTCGTTTCAAAAATATTGCATATATTCATTAAACAGTTCAACCCGACGAAAATAATATCTTTTTCACATAATGATATTTCAACAGGTGCGGTATATAAGAAGCTCGGATTCGTAACCGATGGTACTATTAATAATTCATATTACTACATCAAGGGCTCGAATAGATACCATAGGTCAACTTTTACTAAATCATCTATAGTCGCGCGTGGTTGGAAGGATTCGAAGGATGGTTGGACTGAGCGTGAAGTTATGGACGAATATAATTATTACAGAATCTATGACTGCGGAACAAAAAAATGGACTCTCGCTCTAAATCAAGATTAATTTTATATATATTATTGATGTAAGAGCAGCAGAACAAAGCTCATTACACAATCAACTAAACAATAAAACTTAAAAGATTATGGCTACTACAGCAACTATCGATGACATCATGGGATTCAATCCCTCAGATCTCAGTGCTTTTCAAGAAAAAGGTCCCAAAGCTGACCCTAACATTTACAAAACCAATCCCAAGGATTCAAAATCAGACGATGGTATTTACCGCGCGAAACTCAAAGTCCTTTTGAACCCCCTCGATCCTCACCGCTCAATCGTTTCGCAAGCAACTTATTGGTTGAACATGATGGACGGCTCTCGTCCGGTTCGATCAAGCCTCTCAGAAGGCGATAAGTCATGCGCATTGTTCCGGGCTTGGAAGCGCCTTTGGTTCTCAGGTGACGAGGCTAAGAAGGAATTTTCGCGCAAAGTCTATGACAAAAACGAATCTTATTGGGTAATCGTTCAAATTCTCGAAGACGAAAACAAACCCGAACTCGTAGGTCAATTTCGACTCATGAAGCTCGCAAAGGACATCTATGAAAAGCTCCAAGCTCGCATGTGCCCCACCGCAGCATCAGGAAAACTTCCCTACCCCGTAATGGATTATGTAATCGGCCTTTCGTTGGATCTTGAAGTACAGCCGGGTCCCGACGATCCTACTCAACCCCAACGCAAACAACGCGAAATCTCGTATTCACTTTCAAGCTTCGGTGACTATGCAACAGTTATTAAGACTGATGGCACCCCGCTCCTCACTGAAGACGAAGTAGAATTGGTTGATACCTATGTGACTGCTATCAATGACAGCCAAAACGGCAAAACCGCTAAAAAGAAACAAGAAGGTCTCACAAAACTCAACGAGGTTAAGCCTCAGATCCGTCCGATCTACGAAAAGGTAATTAGCTACGTTGAAGAAAACCTGGTTGATGCAGTAACCGGTGAGAAGCTCGATATTCAAAAGTATTGCGGCTATACTCCCTGGGACGATGAAACCAAAGAAGTTGTTCGCAAATTCACTGAAATGACAGATGCTTGTGTTGATCCCTCAACGATGACCTACGAGCAATTCAAGGCCAAACAAGCCGCTGAGGTCCCCGGAGCAGATGCAACCACAGCAGAAGCTAAAGCAGAAGTCAAAACCGAAACTCCTTCAGTGGTTCCCGAAGACATCAACAACCTCCCCTTCTAAAAGCCGGTAAATATTAATAAAGAGCTTGCTAAATTTAGCAGGCTCTTTTTTTATATATACTCAGAGTAAAACCATACACTAAAAACAAAAGAATCATGAGCATATTTTCAGACGATGTAGATATTGGTGTTGAGGACTATGCAAAGTCCTTGATAGAAATATACGGACGTATTATAGGTGAAGTCGATAAGCCATCCGAAAAAGAATTTGCTGATTTTTATGAGAAATTCCGTGATGTGTGCAAGACACTGGATGATAAAACAGTTTCAATGAAGGAGGCTCTGTTGCCTGAAAGATATGTTATCGCAACATTCCTTCATGACCTCACTCCATCAGGTAAAGAACGATATACAATTGACCTAAACTATCTAAGTTTTCGATACAATTGGGAGCCTGCTGAGTACTATAGATTGAAAGCCGTACATAGTGAAGGTAAAACCAAAATAGACCACAACTTTCATCCGCGAATGAATAACTATAAAGGAACCAATCGTGAACAATTCGTGTGCCCAAAATTCTTATATGAAATATATGTAAACAAGTATGAGCATTTTTGATGAAAATATAGATATTCCCATGGGCTTTACGGATCTCGTGGATGTCATATCGAATACATGGATGAAACCCGCGCTTAACTGCGATTTAATTGAGTCTTTTGGTGAAACTGACAAATTGTTAAGGGTTCTTGATAAAAGCGATTATAGCGCATTAAAACACTATATTTCGGATGGTGGAGCTTACCGCGCCGAACTCTGCAGGCAGGTTATGGATAAGTGCAAAGAGTATGCGATGGGTATAATACAATCCGAACTTGACCTCTCTCCAACCTCTCGTAATAATTATTCTATTCACTATATAATGTATGATCATGCCATTGGTGAGATTGTATATGAAGTAATTTTTGAGATATGAGCATTTTTGACGACTACGAAATCAGAACCAAATTCAGTGACTTAGCTGTTGTACGAGTTTGTGAGTGGGATGGTAAGAGGTTTGATCAGGCACATATGAGTGCTGAACAAATCAAATCGAAACTCATTGATGACGTTACGTATGATGAGTATAAAGAGCTCAAACGAGTCATACATTACCCCAACAAATACAGAGCTATTAAAAAGATTTTTGAAGCACACATTAAACCATATGTGCGCCATCCGAACGATTTTAAGTCGGAGGTTATGTACAACGGTGAGCACCGATGGATTCATTTGGTTGTACTCAATAAAGGTCATATCATATATCAAATGGCCTGTGAGTTCAATCCTGAACCCTTTTGTCACTTGCAAGCATATAAACTAAAAATGGGTGAAAAATATTGAGGTGTTGACTAAATTTTGGGTCATTTTTTGATAAATATATACATAAAACAAAAGAACAACATTAAAAACCCAAAACAAAAATGATGGAATTTTTAGACAACTTCATAATCATGTGCTTCTCAGGAGCAGCATTCGGAATCATCATCGGTATAGTAGCTTTCATAGCTCACATAATCCGCAAGATCATCGGCGAAGAAAAATTCGATAACTTCATAATGCCCAGCTCAGACGATGATATTTGATGATGATGATAGGTTCTTGCTTAACATTAAGCGACCACAAGAACTCATAAAGTTGGGTCCGGCAGTCAATAATAGCAATATAAATGACACTCCGAGTGTATGGCATTACAAGCCAACGAGCACTGCAATGTTTTGGTTTGCAGACCTCAAGTACATGTTAGGCCCCGGGTTCGATTCAAGCAAGGATGATGTGCATGAGGGCTTCGGTAAAGGTCTTTCGATATTAGTAGGCTTTGCAGGTGCCGTATATGCTGATCGCGCATCATTTGCACTCATCACAGATGGGCAAAATTATATGTACTGGAAGAAGCAATGGTACGAAACCAATCTCTCAATGGGTCATCAGAGGTGTGATTTATATATATCAAAGACTCCAAACGCCGAAAAATGCAAACTAATACTTAATGATATTGAGCGAGCATGTCATAGGGTAACATATTACAGCGGAGCACGATATCATTACTGGCAGATATATAGAAAGATATTAAAACTCGACTAAAAAAGGAACCTATTGGTTCCTTTTCTTTTTTCTACGAATTGTTTTAGCTGTTGGCAAGTCGCCTGAGCCAGGCTCTCCATCGATTGATGGAACTGGGTTCCCTGTACCCATTGTACTCGCCGGCGTTGCACAGCCTTCTCCGCATTCGAGAACGTCAAGTAATGTTCTCATTGTTTTTGTTTTAATTATAATTCAACCGACCTGTAAACTGTCCTTGAAAAATTCTATATATTCAGATGGTAGTGCGTATAGGTCAGTAGTGTGTTTGAGTCCCTTTTCCATTATTCGAATCAGTTCTTCGTAGTTAGTCTTTTTATTTTTTCCTGGACCATACTGGTACTGCACCTGGATTGCAGGATACCTATCTTCAACAGACTTACCAATAACATCACCACAGATTTTAGGAACGAGCCCTATTGTTATAACCTCCTTGAGTTGTCCGAAACGTATTATGTACGGGCCGTATCCATTTCGACTAACCACAACTATGCACCTGTCTTTAAGGAGGTCAGCAGAACCGATGGGAATGCGTAGGGCTTCGATGCCTGATTTCTTAATTGCATTGCTCAGTTCGTTCCATATTAATGCGTTACTAAAATAGAGGTTGGAGTGATCTCCGTAGCGACCCGGTGGGTATTTGCCATCATGGACCTTATCGAGCCACATCTGTATAGAAGGTTTTATATCTACAGCATCAAAGTCATCATCAAAGACTGATTCGAGTGTTATCATGTAATTTATTTTTTGATTTGATTTGGTGCAATCTTCGCTAATGGCTGATCGTAATTCATATCTACGCCATATAGGCTGGTATCGCTGCCTGATTTGTAGAAATTATAGGTCATGGATTTTCTGCGGACATATATTTTGATGCTTGTAATAACAGTCTCGGGGAATAGTTCTTTGAATTTTGCATAAACGTCATCAGCTTCCATACGGGGGCTGAGAGAGTATATAAAGTCTGCTATGTAGGCACCGAAGTTATAATTGCCGGCAGCCTGGGGCCGTTTACCGTCATATATGGCTTTTACGTGCGCGGGCCAATCATTGCGGCTTTTTGAGAAGAACGCGGTTTGTTCAGCTTGATATGCTTTATATTCATCAACATGTAGAGTTGGATGGGGATCAACGGCACCGAAGAAGGCTCGACCTAGTTTATAATTCAAATCAACCATATCGGGATCGTCCGATAGTATACTGTTTGATTTTGGGGATGTTATGGGCGTTGTTTCGCTCTTGAATGATATGTATATGGATTGATTTACCGATCCCTGGTATTTTATTAGTATGTACCCGGTACCCTGGGCAAATATAGTCACCCCAGCTTCGGCAAGGTCTGGGAATGTTTTCTTAAAATCATCTTCATAAGCACTCGCGCCATTTTCAGCGAAGCTGCGTGGATGGTTCAAATACCAACCAGCAATACCGCAGTATGCACTATCGATATCAAGACCAGGTATTGCAATAGGTTTTACATTACGCGGTTTTGATGCCCACAGCTCATCAAGCTCTTTAAGCCATGTTTTTTTATCAGTTGCTTTAAGTTTGCCATCAAGATACGGAGATTTATAAATATCTGACAGCATGGGATTCGTCTTGTTAAATGATTCTACAAGATAATTACTAAGAGATTTCATATGTTTTTTAATTTATATCGCTATACAATTATTAACAGCCTAATATATTAAACTGTATACTTTAATAATAAAATATTATGTCACAAGACTCTCAAAATAAATCCCCCATCACTCTTGAAAAGGCTCTACAGGCATATCGAGTGCTGGCTGCGCCGCCCCGACTTTCATATAAGTATGGGTTGACTCAATCGGCACGAGAAAACCTCAACGAGATTAATCCAGGTTCATCAAACGCAATGGATCTTATCGCGGGTTCGCCGATTGATTGGAAGAGTTTTTGTAGCTCGGTTTGTCAGGAAAGCAACATAACGATCGCACCAGGCATTCGAGTTCCTATCAATACCCCATTCGAAATCAAGCACTTATCGGACTTGGTATCTATTATTACAGACCCAAATAATGCACATATAGAAAAGACTCAGCGTAAAGTAGTATTCTCAACCAATGACGGAACTCGCGCATCAGGTAATACTGCATTTGAAAAATGGAATGGATTTCAGGTGATTGATATGGATATTAAGAGTACCGAAATGGCTAAAAAACTCAAAGTTCATATCTTTAATACTCTTTGTAAGTGTAACTGGTTCTTTGGAGTGACGCTCTCGGCTTCAGGTAAGGGCCTGCATGTATATACAAAGATTGCTATTCCCGAGGGTGAAAACGAAAAGAAAAAACTATTATATCTTGCGAATTTTCGTCATAAGTTTTCGTTTGTTTATATAGCTTGTATGTCCGCTGCTGAGGAGCTTGGGTTTACAAAAAACGACTTAAACAAATGGATGGACTTGTCAATGTTTCGTCCTCAGCAAGGCGCATTTATTGGTTACGACCCTAATGTGATGATTAATATTAACTTCTTTGAGGACTTTATATACTTCAGTTTCGATAATGTTGAAGATATAGGTCACCCTGAGATCGATTGGGTGACGCTGCCTGAACTCAAAGAAGCATTTGCACGATGGGAATGGTTTGAGGAGTCCGATGATAACACCGTGACTACTACACTGTTAAATGATAAATCCGAAGCAGGCCCTGATGGTCAGGCGCATGATAAAGTTCACTATAAGCACAATGAACGTTGGAGGATTGCGAATACTCTTGTAAATATTTTTGCGGAACGCAACGAATCTGGCCATATAACGTCCGTGACGGTTCCTATTAGATATATGCGTTCAATTGTATCTAATAAGGTGCCTGACAAAGAGATTATCGCAGACTGTCAAACTGCTGCTCGTCATGGCAAGCCAATCGATCCATGGGCCGTTGGACGCCTTAACTCGGTGCATGGTTTTAATATAAAGATTCAAACAGATGCGCCTGAGGTCGGCGCTGATGATATTATGAACGCAATGGATCGTATTGAAAACCCTAACCAAATACGACCCTCAAAAGATTATCACGAATTTCATATTACCAAAGATCAGTACCTCTCAGATATTTTATCGTCACTGATTAGTAAACTCGGCCTTATCACATTAATTGAGGCAGGTCCAGGTCTTGGTAAAACTGAAATGGTTAAACAGCTCGTGGCTGCAGGTAAAAAAGTGATGATGATTCTTCCCTTTACCTCAATCATTAAATCCAAAGTTGAGTCGCAGGAGGGTTGGTATTATGCGTATGGTTCACGAAAGCCCAAACTCGACGTCGAACGAGGTCTTGCGCTGACTATAGATAAGTTCTCACGACTTACCCCGATGGACATTGCGGCAGCGGGATTTGATTATATATTCCTCGATGAGTCACACTTGTTATTCATGTCTGAGTATCGTCCTGTGATGCCTAAGGTAATCGACATGATTAGAAACACCCAGGTACCTATTGTACTTATGTCGGGAACTCCAACAGGCGAGCTCGTGTTCTTTCCTGATATCGTGCACTTGCATGTTATAAAAGAAGAAACTCGTAGAAAAGAGATCCAAATCAACTTGGTCGATAGCACATCAACATTATTCTTCCATATGTGCAAGGCCATGGCTAATGATATAGCTCGTGGTAAACGAATATTATTCCCTTCTAATGAGGGCACACTGTATTCAAAACGAGTGCAAGCGGGTATCCAATATTTTCTACAAATCGACCATGCCATTATGGACCCGATTGATCTTCAGTACTACAAAAAGTCGAACCTTGGTGAAGATTTTATGGACCAGGTAAACTTTAATAAGACTATCGAAGACACAAATGTGGTGATGTGCACTACCTATATGGGTTGTGGTGTTGATATTGAGGATAAATATGATTTTCAAATATACTTTGGCGACCTTTGTACAGCAGCGGAGTGTGATCAATGGTGCAATCGATTGAGAAATAATGACTTATACGTCAAAATGTTTGTTGCAAAGAATGATGCAGATGGAAACTCACGCAACATTCATCAGTTCAGACCAATGAATTTTCAACTCGATGATGACGAGATTCGTACAGTTCAGTCTATCCTTCGTATGTGTAACGCCATGATTGAGCGTAACCCTATTGAATATAAATATAACTCAGTAGTACAGTCAATCGTGTCAGATAATCGTTACATAATGTATGACGAAATCGCATGTAAGTACTATATAAATGAAATTGCATTCAAAACTGTCACCTTCGAACGCAAATATCGTGACTATGCTCAGCAACTTCCGGTGTTCATGAAAGGTATGAAGTGTTACGGTTATAGTGTGACTGTCACAGACTTAGGTCAGTTTGCTATAACCGGACCCGAGATTTTTAGAGATATAAAGAACATAGTGAAGCTCGCATCTGACGATCAGTCAAATCTTAACACTCAACACATCGAAGAACTACTCGACCTGTTTACTGATACTCGAATGGAGATATATAAAGAAGTAATGTCAGGTGCGTATGAGATTCGCAAGGGTTCTGATTGGCACGAAGACGAGGATAAGAAAACTATGACAGTCAAGAACGTTGAGGTATTTGAGAAGGTGGTACCCATCTTCCTTTCGATGTCTAAACGCTTTGATATTCCTGTTATTAAAGACATCTTTGAGTATTGTAGAACACCTCAAGGAAGGTTTAACTTTGCAGCTATTGGTCGCATCCGAACGCTTATAAACCTTGTTGAGTCAGACGAGGCAAAGAATCTTGATGTACCTATTAAGAAGTTCATGGATGATGCATGGCACTATGCAGATAAGGTGAAGACTAATAAAAAAGAATTTGAGGCATGGATATTGCAGCATGTCAATGACTATGCAGCATCTGAATCAACGCCTGACATCAAGATTTTAATGGCCAATGGTGCACTCAAGCGACTCAAATCTGTATTCGAGCGATTGTTTAAGTGCTTAGTAAAATGCACACGACCGACCAAACAAGGCGAATTTGAAATGGAGCGTATTGAGTTGTTATGGGAAAAACGTCAGATATTCAAAGACCCCAACGTCAGCATTGTAACCATAGACGACTTCCTTGAGGCTTGTGCGCACGTGAATGTCACAGAAATTCACGAAAAACCACTTGAACGTAAAACTGAAGATAAAGATATAACCATAAAGCCGAAGCTGCTCAACGAGGATGGCACAAAGACGATTGAGTCAATGACCGATCAAGAGCTCGCGGAGCGCTCGGATCCGGGAGAAAATGAAACGCTCCCATTCTAATTTTTGAAGTATACAACTAAGACCTGTCCGAGAGGATGGGTCTTTTATTATGCATAATGCGTATTTATCTGCGCTCTAATCGCGTTTGATAGTAAAACTAATGATTTATATACCTCAACCCAAAAGCGCGCGTTAGAGCGCATTAAAACAAATTTCTCAAAAAATCCCATACCTTATATAAACTCCACCACCCATATCACTATATTCATACATAAATCAAAACTAAAACAAAATGGAACTAAACAAGACTTATACAGACGCTGGGCTATCCCCCGAACAACAAATCAT